GGACTCATTAAGTACACAATGCTATACTTTTTCGATGGGTGACGTTTCTTTTACTACTGCTGCTGAAAATATGAAAAAAATGGTACAGGGCTACCACGATATTATGGGTTATGGACATGCGTCCTATGAGATAATAAACGCTTTTGAGAGGGCCAATATCTCTTCAGAAATAGATTCTGATAACTGTCCAATTGGAATATCTATGGGATTCCCAACGGATTATAAGTTTTATCCAGGACAATACAGAATTGGATACACGGCCTGGGAATCCACAGAATTAAAGGATGGCTGGATTGATCCAATGTTATCTGTTGATGAATTATGGGCTACATCACAATGGACGGCAGACGTATTTAAAAATACTACGGGGAGAGAGGATATATTTGTCTATAAACACGGTATAACTATGGATTGGTCTCCATTAAAAAGAAATAGATCTGATGTATTTAGATTCCTCCATATAGGAGAGCCACAGGTTAGAAAGAATGGACAACTTGTTGTAGATGCCTTTACTCAGTTGTTCGGAAATGACGATTCTTTTCAATTAATACTTAAAGTATCTTCAATAAATACAACTAGGGTATATGCACCAGATGGCTCAATACTGGGAAGTCCAGACTCTAACTATAAAAATATAAAAATAATCGATGACTATCTTAGTCATGAACAGATGATACACCTATATCATAGATCAAATGCCATGGTATACCCAACGATGGGTGAGGGCTTTGGATTTATGCCGCTGCAATCTCTTGCCACAGGTATGCCAACAATATCAACATACGATTGGGCAGATTATAAAGAGTACATAACAAATCCATTAAATTCTACATTAACCACTAGCGAATATCCTATGTTACATCCTGGCAAAATATATAATGTAGATATATCAGACTTAATCAATTCAATGTCTAATTTAGTTGATAACTATGATAAATATTCAAAAATTGCCTATAAAAATTCTTTTAAGGTACACATGGATTATGACTGGGATCGTGTGACTGAACCCACAGAAAAAAGAATTAAAAAAATTCTTAAAAGTCGCGCTTCATGAACGACAGAATGATACTATAGTAATTATCTTAATTTTATTTCCCATATATGGGATCAAGGAGAAAACATGTCACAAGGTATTGATAACCACTATGAAAACTTTATCGCTTTAAGCCGTTATGCTAGATGGCTTTCTGACGATAACCGCCGCGAAACTTGGGGTGAAACCGTTGATAGATACTTCACCTTTATGCGTACGCATTTGAGAGAAGAATGCGGATATGAGCCTTCTGAGGATCTTGTTTCAGAAATAAGAGAGGCTGTTTTCAATAGAAATATCATGCCTTCAATGCGAGCAATTATGACTTCTGGAGCAGCACTAGAAAGAGATAATGTTGCAGGATATAACTGCTCATTTTTACCAGTAGATAGTCTTAGATCGTTTGACGAGGCTATGTATATTCTTATGTGTGGCACGGGCGTTGGATTCTCTGTAGAGAGTGTTTATGTAGATAAACTTCCTACCGTTAACGAGCATTTTGAAAAAACAAACACAACTATTGTCGTTGAAGATTCTAAGTCTGGATGGGCAAAAGCACTCAGAGAACTACTTGCTCTCTTGTGGCAAGGACAGGTTCCCACATGGGACGTTTCTAAGGTAAGGCCAGCAGGGGCAAGACTTAAGACTTTCGGAGGTCGCGCATCTGGACCAGAACCATTGGTTCAACTATTTGACTTCTGTGTAAATATTATTAAGGGTGCAGCAGGAAGAAGGCTAAGGCCATTAGAGGCACACGATATTATGTGTAAAATTGGAGAGGTTGTTGTAGTTGGCGGTGTTCGTCGTTCTGCTATGATTTCACTTTCTGATCTTAATGATCATGATATGGCCCGTGCAAAGCATGGAGCATGGTGGGAGTATAACTCACAACGCGCTCTTTCAAATAACTCTGTGGCTTACTCAGGTCGTCCAAGCATGTCTGATTTTATGTCAGAGTGGAAGAATCTTTATGAAAGTAAGTCTGGCGAACGTGGCATCTACAATGTAGCCGCCGCTCAGGGGCAGGCTGCAAAGTACGGTCGTAGAGATCCAGAAATTAGATATGGTACAAATCCATGTTCTGAAATTATTTTACGTCCGTATCAGTTCTGCAATCTATCAGAAGTTGTAGTGCGTGAGAACGATACAGAAAAAACACTTATGCGTAAGGTAGAACTTGCTACCATTCTAGGTACATGGCAGTCAACATTAACTAACTTTAAGTATCTTAGAAAGATATGGAAAGACAATACTGAAGAAGAAAGACTACTTGGAGTATCAATAACTGGACAATTTGGAAACAAGTTAATGTCAGGACAATCGGGATTAGATAAACTATCTCAGGTATTAAATAATCTTAGAGAGTATGCAGTAAAGGTTAATTCTGAAGAAGCAAAGGTACTAGGAATTAACCCTTCTGCAGCCATTACATGTGTAAAGCCTTCTGGAACGGTATCTCAGTTAACTGGTGTATCTTCTGGAATGCATCCATGGCATAATGATTATTACATTAGGACTGTTCGCGGAGATAAAAAAGATCCACTAACCAAGTTTCTTGTTGATTCTGGTGTGCCAGCAGAAGATGATGTGATGAAGCCAAACGATACAACAGTATTTTCATTTCCAATCAAGGCACCTAAGGACGCAGTTTTGCGTAATGACCTTACAGCAGTAGAGCATCTAGATATTTGGCTAACTTATCAGCGTGCATGGTGTGAGCATAAGCCATCTATTACTGTTTCAGTTAAAGAAGATGAGTGGATGGATGTAGGGGCATGGGTCTGGAAGAACTTTGATGAAGTTTCTGGAATTTCATTCCTACCATATTCTGACCATACCTATAAGCAAGCACCATATCAGGATGCTACAAAGGAAGAATATGAGTCGCTACTTGCAAAAATGCCAAAGGATATTCGATGGTCTGACATGGTGTTTTATGAAACAGAGGACGGCACTAAGGGTTCTCAAGAATTAGCATGTAGTGCTGATACTGGATGTGAAGTAGTAGATATAAATTGATAGATAAAGAATTAACTGTTATAAATAATTTTTTAGATTCGGATAGTTGTAATATATTAAAAAATACATTAAGATCAATCGTTATTGAAGACAAGAATACACCTAATATATATTACGCCGATCTAGGGTTTGCTAATGGAATAGATGCTTCAAAATTTTTTGAAACAGGATTTTTTTCAAGCGGAGACTTTGAAGAAGTTGATACATTATTAAAAAATACTATTTTGAAAATTAAAAATAAAGTAGAAAATTTTTTTGGAGAGAAGTTAGACCTTTTCCATTTCTGCTATCACATTATATTGCCAGGTGGATATCAAGAACTTCATTCTGATTCTACAGATTTAAATGGTGATCCAACTGGAATAAACGGAACACATGAGCCACAAGAATATTCTGCTTTACTATATTTAGGTGAAAGCAATAAAGACTACATTGGCGGAGAACTATCTTTTCCTAATCAGAAATTACGATTAAGTAATAAAATTGGAGATCTTGTAATTTTTAGAGGAAACCATGAGTATCCACACGAAGTGTATCCAGTAAAAAAGGGAATAAGAGACTCAATAGTTCTCTTCTTTTGCAAGACTGAAAACAATAAACCTATTTCCATTACTAATGTAGTAACAAAGAAATAAATGATGTATACTTAAATTGGAGGTAAAAAATGTGGAATTGGATTAATAATACAGACCCTGGAAGAGCAGTACGCTCCTACGTCGTTTCTTTTGTAACCGTAGTCCTTGGCCTATTCATTGCAGACGGAGCAGACCTTTTTGCTGTGTCTGCTACAGATTTGAAATCATGGTTGGCAGCAGGACTCGCTGCAGTATTACCAGTAGTTGTGACCGCTCTTAATAAGAGCGATCCTCGTTATGGATTAAAGAACGATGAGTAATTACGATGATGGCGGTGCAGTTGATCTTGCAGATATGTATACAGATCACCCACCAGCCGACTTTATTCCAGAAGAAGAGCCTATTGACCCATCACTAATTGTAGATAAGGATGATGATGCAAATGGTTAAGCAGCCTACAGCACAAGAAATTCAAAAGGCATTACTAGACCATGGAGTAGATGCCAAGTTTTATAAAGGATGGGATAAGAAGGGCAATGCCTGGTCGAATGGTATGCAGGCTTGCGTAGTCCATCATACATCTACTGCTAGCGCCCGTGAAGGAAATGGCGCACCATCACTATATTGGGCAGTAACAGCATATGCTCCAATGGCGGTAGCAAACCAATTAGTTGGTAAAGACAAATCAACAAATTGGTATCTTAGCGCTGGAGCCACTTATCATAGTGGCGACGGAGGTCCATGGTCAGCAGTAGGTGTTGGTGTTGGCAATGTACTTCATTGGAGAGCCTGGGGAATTGAAATTGATGATCCAGGTAAGGGAAAGACAATTAATTCCTACCAAGTAGAGCAAGTTGCTAGAACACTTGCAGCCCTATGGGACCTTAATGAATGGCCTGAAGATGGATCTCGTATTATTACACACGGAGATTGGACTGACTCAGGACCGTTCCTTGGCGAAAAGAATTATGGTCCATTCAGATATCGTAAGAACGATACACTTAGACAATATTACGATCAAAACTTCTGGAGAGCAGAAGCACGCAAGTATCGTATTAAGAATAAGCAATGGGATGAAACAATTCCATCCCGCGCAGCCGCAGACAGAGCAATAGTTGCTAATGCAGCAAATAAGGCTACCTGGCGAGTCGCTTGCAGAATGTACGATCTTGGAGTGTTAAGATATGTTCCAGAAAAAGTTGGAGTTCAGAAGTTCCCAGAAAAAGATTTAAAGAGATATCAAAGATCTCTTAATCTTCCTAAAGAACTTAGAACAGGAAAACCAAACGCCGAAACATGGATTGCATTATTCGGTAAAGATAAGCCTTAATTGCCCCGCCACCCACGCAGAAGGCCCACCGTTCCGCCACGGTGGGCTTTCTGTATTAGTCTTGATAGATGTTATAATTTTAACTAAGAGGTGTCTATTTTTATATGGAAGAAGTAAATTTTAAAGTAGTTCAAGGTGACACATTTGCAATTAGAGTTATATACAAAAATTCAAATGGGACTCCTATAAATTTGAGCGGCTATTCTGCAAAGATGGACGTTAGAAACGAGCCATCTGGTAAAATTTTATGCGCTTCAATAAATGAACAATCTGGAATAACTATAACTCCATCTACAGGAGTACTGGATATACAATTTAATCCATCTCAAACTAGAAAATTTACTCTGCCAAGTGCTGCTTATCAGTTACAAATTAGATCTTCCAATGGAACTCAAACAACAATATTAAAGGGATATATTTCTACTTCTTCGGCGGTTATACGATGACACATAATAATATATCGGTTGAAAGAATAGAAAACATTGTAGAAATAAATTCAGTAGGATTGCAGGGAGCCAGAGGAAATGGAGTATTGAATGGTGTAGGCTCACCATCATCTTCTTTAGGTGAAAATGGTGATTTTTACATAGATACTTCAACAAATAAAATGTACGGCCCAAAGACAGGTGGAGCCTGGGGGGTGCCAGTTAATCTTGGTGGAACGTATGTACATACACAAGGAGTCGCCTCAAGTACTTGGACAATAAACCATAATTTGGAATATTATCCAAGCATTGAAGTAGTTGATTCTGCGGGTACGGTAGTAATTGGAAATTACACATATGCAAATGTAAATACTATTATCGCTACATTTGCATCCCCTTTCGCTGGAAAGGCATATTTATCATGAGAGGTGAAATAAAAAATGGCTAAAAGATTTTTAGTTAGTCTAGACCTCGGCACTAATGAATTACAGAATGCCGTAATTCAAAACTTGCCTGCGGCTTCTGAGCCTACTGGCGTAAAGGGTCGGGTCTACTTTGATTCAACAAACAACAGATTAAAAATTTATGATGGTACTGCATGGCAACCATTAGCAATTGGAGGAAGTGCTGCATCTACTGTTACATTAGAAGGTGATGTAACTGGTACAGCAAACGTTTCTTCTGGAACAATTACCATTAGCACAACAATTGCTTCTAATTCTGTGGCATTAGGTACTGATACCACAGGCAACTTTGTTAATGATATTACCGCTGGTACTGGTGTTACAGTAACACATACACCAGCAGAAGGATCAAGCCCAACCGTTGCAATTGGTCAGGCAGTAGGAACATCAGATTCAGTATCCTTCGTAGGATTAACTCTTTCTGGTGATGCTGCTGTTAATGGTGGTGACGTTACAACAACTGCCACAACTGCTTCATTGTTTAATGCTAATGCTACAACATTGAATGTTGGTGGAGCCGCAACAACTGTATCAATTGGTGCAAATAGTGGAAATACAACAGTAAACAATAATCTTATTGTTACTGGAGATCTTACTGTAGAGGGTACAACAACTACTCTTAATACCGCCACTCTTTCAGTAGAAGACAATATTGTTCTTCTTAACAAGAATGTAACTGGATCTCCTTCACTAGACGCAGGACTTGAGATAGAGAGAGGAACATCAGCAAATGTTGGTATTCTATGGAATGAAACATCAGACCT